CGCCGGCCGGGACGTCCTTTCCGGCCATCGCTTCTTCGATCATCTGAATCGGATGGATCTTGTCGATTACCTTTGTGTAAAGACTGTCCCAAGTGAAAGGTCGCTTCTCCTTTTCCCCGATGGAAAGCTGTCCAAGAATCCGTGCGGCTGCCGGTTGCTTCAACCAGCGATCATATTCCTGTCTCGCCTGAAGGAGAATTTCCCGGGCCTCTGGCGTCTTCTCGGAAAGAACCGATTCGAACCATGCGTAGGTCCGTGGTGCTTTCTGACGGGCTTCCTTTTCGTTTGTGACATACCGCCGCACGAATTCCGCGAATCCTTCCGTCGATGGGGCAACACCAGCCCTCGCCTTGGTCGCCAAAGGGATCAGTTCATCCTCGTATGCCTTGAACGGTGCGCCAGTCAATCCTTTGCGGTTCCTCGCTTCGGGCCAGATGAATTTCTGCAAGGCGTGTCCGATTTCGTGAGCGATTGTTTCGATATCGTTTGCCATCTTCGACCGGATGACTTCCGGTTTGATCTTGAAAATGCCAAGCGCCCTCTCCCGAAAATGTCCGGTTCGGATGGGGATGTCGAATTTCTCGCGCAGAAGTTTCACGATGTCGGATCGCCTTGCGATATCCCCTTCTTCGCCAGTACCAGATTCAGGAGCGCGACGGAATCCCTTCTCGGGGGCAAATCCAGCTTCCTCACCTCCGAACAATCCCCCTTCTGGTGGGGGCGCCGGGGGTGGTTTCTCTGGTTTCCTGTACTTCGCTCTTTCACCAGGGAACATCTCCGGCTGCTCTCCTGCTGCCGGGAAATAACGGTCTTGAATTTCCTTTGGAACTAGATATTCGCCTGGGCGTTCAGGTCCAACACGCGCACCCTCGGCTGTTACCTTGGGTACTCTTATTTCTTTGACGGTCCCGCCACGTTCTTTTGCATACATTTCGGCTTTCGCCTTGTTGTCGGTGAACCACTGACCGGCGTTCTCCTTTGCCCATTCAGGGGTCGTAATCTTTCCGGCACCTTCGCCACGATAAAGTGTTATAAATTCCTGCGTTTCTAGTCTCGACACTCCCTCTGGAACGGGTTCCTCCGCAAGTCTGAATTCCTTCTTCTGGCCTGGGAAAAGTTCCTCGCCTTCAGGTGCTTTCTCTCCCCTCGGCTTATCGAAGACGACTTCCTTCTCGTCCATGATCTTCGGTGGAGGCCGCTCGATCCCCTCGATTCCTCCGTTTATTCTGATCTTCGCTTCCGGTGGCAGACGTAGTTCCTCGCCATCCTTGATAATCAGGAACCCGTCTTCGTCATGTCGAAGCGCCGTGTAGGTTTCGTCCTCGATTTTGAAGCGATCCCCTGGCTTGATGTACTTCTCGTTGATCTCCTGTACATTCCAGTCCGCTTCCTGTGCGGCGCGTTTTCCCTCGAAGGCTTTTCCCGCTTCGTCCAAGACTTCTTCTGTGGGGGGACCAACGGGTTTACCCTCCCGCTTTAATTTCTTCTCTCGCCCAATCGCAGAGGCCAGATCGTCAAGGTTAGATCCCTTCGGGAGAATTCCCAATTCCTCCATTTCCATGAGAACCTTGTCCCACTTGAGTGATTCCCCCTTGCGGCCCTGAACCTTTGTCGTAAAATAGGGCGCCAGACCTTCCTCCCAAACCTTCAAGTCCGACCACTCGGAACCTGAAATGCGGATCCGGCCCACGGAGGCGAGGTATCCTGTGACAGTATTGGTGTCTCTCTTGGCTTTTGGGGGCTTGACGGTCGGCGTCGGTTCTTCCGGCGGGGTGACGTCAGGAGGCGTAGCCGGCGCCTCCAACAGCGCTTTCTCTCGCGCTTCGAGCTTATAGAGAGCATCCTGATATCTCTTGATGCGATCTCCAAGAGCAAGTGTTTCCAGGTCTATCGGAGCAGATTCCCGTTTAATATCGTATTCTTTCTGCATCTGATCGAGGGACGAACGAACGGATCCCATATCGCTTCGGACGGTCGGAAGGTCCGGTACGGTTTCTTCGGAGTATCCTGATCTCGCGGGACGCTCTGCGGCACGGCGCTCAAGGGCCGTTCCAGGCGCAGGAGCCGCGATCGGAACCTGGGGAGGGACAGGGACAGGGGTCGGTGGCGCGGCCGTTTTAGGCGCCTCCGAAGGCGTTTCTGGCGCTTTTCTGCCCTCTCTCGCCTCGCGGATCCTCTCCTTGATGGAATTCAGGATCTCGGTTCGGGCCTTAAATGCCCTCCCGCCGATATGACCAACCTTGAACATCCCTACCAGAAGGCCATATTCGGCCGCTTTTGCCATCAACGGATCACCTGTTTTATCAAGTACATACTCGCCTAAAGCCTGGGGGCCGGCCCCGATCACGGCGAATGGGACGCTAAAGCCTTCCTCGATCGCCAGCGCCCCGGGTTCCGCACCGAAGGCCATTTCCTTGAGAGTATCCAGACCGCCCTGATAGGCTTCCGAAACCTTTTTCTGCATTTCTATGTCGGTCGGGCCGCCAGGTGCAGAAAGACCCTCAATCGCCATCGGCCTACCGGCAGAAGCGGCGGCTAATTCGCCGCCGGCCCGGACGGGGAACAAGGGCAATTCCACGCCGGCACGGAGGACACCTTCGGCCAGTTCTTTCGGGTTCGCGGGAGGCATTTCGCCCGAATAGACCCCCTCGACGCCCGAGAATGGTATCTTTGGAACAGGGATTGTTGGTTGAACAGTAGGGGTAGGAACGACCGGCTGGACCGGAGTTTTGATCTTCCATCCCTTCGAGGCCATCTGTCGAAGATGCTCGTCTGTCGATGCCCCTTTCTTCTTTAGTTCGTCGAAAACGAAAAGATCGTTGTGCATTTGCTCGGGTATCATCCCGGGCGGAGGCACGAAATCAAATCCGGTTGTTGGCGGCGCGTTAGGCGTAGGTTTTGAAGGAGCCTGAACCGTGGCGGTCCCTTCGAGTCCGGAATAAGGAATCTTTACCCCGGAAAGCAACCTCGATGCCGAATCCATGAGTGAAGGTGGTTTCGGTGGCGGCTCATCGAAAACAATCTTGTCCGCGTCTATTTCGACGGGATCGAAAACGATCTTGTCGGCCTCAATGGTCCTCATCAATAAATTAGGTACTTCCCGGGTTGTTTTGGATCCTGATACACCGGGCGTCCTCCCGAAGTCCGTTGCTTCCCTGTCGCCGGGTCAATCACTGGTTTCAGGTTTGACGGAATCTTCGGTTCACCCTTTGCCGGGTTCTTCGCAGCCCACTCCGCTTCTGCCTGGTTTATCGCCGCATCCGGGTTTATCCCTCCGCCGGCAAGATCCTGCGCCCTCGATTTTACCCACATGAATTCTTTCGGGTCCAACCCGTACTTCTGGAATTCGGCCCTCATCCTTGCCGTGTTCACGGATCCACTGATCGGATCCCCTGATCCTATCTGCACCATGATCTCCTTGATCTTCTGCATGGATTCTTCGCCCGGAGGCATAGCAGCTTGGAGTTTCGGATACCAGCGATTCGTCATCTCGCGGTCGATTGATCCGAGGATCCCCACCTTCGCTTGCCCTCCCCCGCCTTCTCCCGACGTAGAACGATGCCATGCGGATATTTCTTGCGTGTTCGGCGGTCTGCCCTTTTCCTTCTTGAATTGCTCGTACCAGTCCGTGTAAGGCTCCTGTTTGAATTCCTTCCCTGTCTTTGGCATGAGCGTGGAAACCGCGTGGGCTTGGCTCCACTTTATTTTCGACCCCTCCGGAAATCCAAGGAGCGGTACGATGTCTGCCGGAATCTCCTGATCCTTCGGATCCACGGATCCCTGCTTGAACATATCGTGAATTCCCTTTCCCGATTTCATAGAGGATCTGATGACGAGCTTCCCGGTCCCGGCCGGAAGGTTGTATTGCGATTCAATGGTCTTGTCCAAACCTCCCGCGATCGAATCTGCATAGATTTGGTTCATGTCCTGCCCGGATTTTATTTTTTCTTGAATTTCCTGGTTCAAGAATCCCAGGTGCTTCATTTGTTCCGTCCGATACGCCGCTGTGGATTTATGTTCCTCGGCCCTCATCTTCAGAGACTCTGCTTCCCTGGAAGATTTCAGCGCCATCTCGTATGCACTAATCCCCGCAAGGCCGGCCCTGCCGACGATCTCGCCGGCGCTGTACGGAACCTGTCTCGGTGGGGTCGCCATCATCGAAAGGCCCGTTGCCAGCAAGCCCATCTTCGCCGGATCCTGAAGACCTTTGTTCAGCTTGTCCGTCCAAGAAGGCTCGGAAACTCCTGGCGTCATAGGTGGTGCAGGAGTAGTCGAAGATGACATCGGCGCCGGGGCTGCTGTTGTTGGCGTTGGAACAACGACCGGGGGAACCGCCGCTCCGGAGGGCGCCGTCGCGGGGGGAAGTATCGAAGTGACCGGCGCGGGAGAGGACGTATCCAGAGAGGGTGAAGGAAGCAACGCCTCCTTCGTTTTCTTTTTATCCTCCACGAACATTTTGTACCAGTCCATAAAAAGATTCGGCTTCTGAAGTTCTGGCACTCCGTAATTATAATCGTACATTCCCATCTCTCTCCCCCTTTACGAAAGCCATCCGAGAACCCCGCCAATGAAGCCGCCGATCACCGTACCCCAAGGTCCGAAGTATGAACCAATCACGGCGCCGGCGATGACTCCGCCGACCGCGCCCATCAACTTGTTTCCCTGATACTGCTGTACGGAGGTTTGCTGACTTCCTGTAAGCGCCCTCAACGCATTTCCGAAGATTTCCAGATTCGCAACCGACAATTCTTGCTGTTCGACGAATCGTTTATGAGACAACTCGTAGGTTCCCTGCAAGTATTCCCTGGCATACAGCCCCGCCCTTCGAAGCGCCTCCGCGTCGATTGCCGCGTGTTTCCCCATCTCGACACCGAAACCCAGGGCATGAGCCTGGATCTCCTTTTCATTGTCCCAATTTTCCTTGTAGATCATCGCGCTTAGTCGAGCGTTGAAAAGAACAGGAACCCCCGTCACCAGCGATTGCGAGAGGAAGGATGAATCGGGATCCCCGATCACATAGGGCTTCCGGCCAATCCTTGAATTTACAGAAGCAAAATCAGACGTCGAGTTCCCCGTGACCAGCGCGAGGGCCGCAAGAAACGCCGCCTTAGTGCCAGCAAGATACCCTCCGTTGATAACGTCATCGAGATAGGCGATCGCCTTAACGATCACTTGATCCCCGTACCGCCCACGGTTCGCAAGGCCGGCGATCCCGTCCGTTTCGTCCGCGTTTTGGGTTGCGATGATCGAGCCGGCAAAAACCGCGAGAGTGTCTGCTTTCCAGAGGTCGTAGGCTTTTTGTCCGTAATCCACCACATAGGGGATCGCCCAATCCGGAACGGTCCTCACCGTGGAAGTGCTTGTCCCTCCGCCGCCGCCGCCGCTCAATCTCGTCCCCTTTCGTTAATCGTTCGGAAAGAATTGACCGCCAGGTTCTTTCCCGGAGATCGAAAGTTGATAGTTCGGGTTTTCCAGTTTCGTCCCCAACGCAGGAGCGTTCGATTTCGAATAAGGGTTTAAGGACGTTCCTGCGAACATCGTGTAAAGCGACAGCCCTGCAATCGCAATCCCGGCAATCTGCGACATGAGGGGTGGTTTGTAATACTTCACCGTTTCTTGCCGGTAGGTCGAAAGGATCGTTCTCACGGAGTTCCCGAGTATGTCGAGATTTCTGACCGGAATGATTGCTTCCTCGTTCCACCGCTCCCAGGCGTCCATTTTCGAACCCTGATCGAATTCCCGGGCGTAGACGCCGGCCGTGCGGAGCATTTCCATGTCACGTATACATTGGAGGCCGTATGGGGTTGCATGAACCATCCCGCCTTCCTGCAAGGAGCGTTCTTTCACATAGTCGGAATAGAACATCTTGGCGATCTCGTTGATCTTCGCCATCATAAGTTTCGCCGCTTTTGCTTCCGCGACGTTGTGTTCACTTCCGCCGAAGGAGAAAACATATTGATCGCGGATTACCGGCAAAACATCCTCATCAAACGATTCGAGAAGTTCTTCGATTTTCTTCCCGTAATAGGCTGCGATCTTCGAATTCGTGTTGATCTTGAGGCCATCATACAGGTCGCGCAAGAAAGCCTTGCCATCCAGTTCCACGGCACTCCCGTACCTTCCCCGTGTTGCAACCGCCGCGATCCCGTCCGTTTCATCGACATTTTGGGCCGCATAGGTCGGATCCGGATAAGCAGTAAAGTTGCTCAAGGAAAGCGTTGACGCAGCCGCCATCCATTCCTCTACCTTTTCCTGGACCCCTGGAATATACGTTGGAAGCAGATTCGTATAGGTGATTGAATCTCCACCACCGCCTCCGCCTCCGCCAAAGCGCGGGTAAAGTCCGCGTTGAATCATTCTTTCTTCGACAAAAACGCTCACAGTTTTTTCCTGAAATTCATCGTCATTTCGTTGTACCCAAGTCCCTGCAAAAGTTTTGCAAGCGAGGGGTGCGTTGCCATCGTCATATAGGGGAACGGGACTTTCCTGATCTGGTCTTCGATGAACTTCAATCCAAGTTCCATTAAGTTCGTGTTTCGATACTCCGGAACGACATAGCCGGCGTAGATGTGCGCGGCGTCTTCACGGAATTGAACGATCAGAAAACCGGCATAATCTTCTTTCGGTGTTCGAAGTTTCTCCGGGAACACGACTTGGAAATCTTCCTGCTTCACCTTTCCGGTCTTGTCGATGTATCCCATGTAGAGATGCAGAGCCGCGTTGTGGATCCCCATGTAAAGTTTATGGGGTTCGTATTCCCCGTTCGAGGCGGCGCACAGTTCTTCGATCCCCGGCTTGATTGCTTCCCAGGCTGCATTGAGAAAGTACAGGTTGAATCCGGGGATCAGGCCGATCAGCGGCTTGGGCCTCTCCGGATTAGATACAATCAGTTCTCCGTTGCTCATCTGGTTCCTCCAAGCTCATATTTTACGGTATACCCGATCATCTTCCACGGGCTGTTCAACTGGTCCGAGTAGAAGCGAAGCCTGACATATTTCCCTTCTCTCCTGAAATCGCAGAAGTCGCAGAAGTCGGACACGCCGATTGTAAACGGAACCGGATCCGACCATTCGATCTCGTCCGCTATTCGGTTCCTCAATCCCACCTGGATCATCAATTCGCTCACTTCGTCCTGGGCGGCAAGCTCCACCAGAATATCCGATATCCTTTTCATCGTATCGGGAAGTTTCAAGTCCATGTCGCCTGTTTCGATCGTTCCGGTGATCGCCACGGAGGTTCCGCCCGAGGGCGTGTTGAAACCGCTGTCCAGTTGTAGGATCTTCCCGGCGGAGTTTCCCACCACATCAATCGGGATGCCGGCGAGGTAAGATTCCGAATGGCAAGAGAAGTCCACATCCACGATCGTCCAGTTATCGAGTTCATAGTTGTAGACGAAGGACGTGTCCGCGACCGTGCTGGATCCCGTGGGAACGCAGAACCAAATTTCTTTCGTGCCGTGAGGCGAAAAGGAAAACACGGCGGAAAGGGCGGATTGGTTGATGTTGTCGAACAGGTCATCCCGAATCGAGGCGCCGATTGGTTCAGGCTGGCCTCCCGTGAATCGGTAGATATCATCCTTGCCGATGTAATAGATGATCCCCTTTCTATGACAGGCTGCCCGGGAAGAAAGGAGTTCGGTGTCCTTCGCAACGATCAGGAATTGCCGGATCGCCTGGGAGAAATCAGAAGCCCATATATTTTTATCGACGAAGAAGTAAACCTTGTGGTCGATGGAAAGTTGCGCCTTCACGTTCTCAAACGCCTCGACGCCGGAGGTATAGTTCATCAGATCGAACCGGCCGGATTTTCCCGTGAGGTCGATTGTCCAGTTTTCGGGGTTCCCCATTTCCGTCCACCGGATCCGGCCGGTGTAGGCGTAACCTCCCTCGCTCAAGTTCGACACCACCAGGCGATTCATGCAAGACGAAAGGCGCTTCGCGTAGGTGGGAGCGCCGACCAGGGGGATCAGGATGGATCCGTACACAGGCCACTTCCAAATCGCGTCTTTCCCGTTGGTCAGGATCGGGAGGCCGCCGACCAGCTCGAATTGCCAGATGTCCGAAGCGCCGCCCGTGGGTGTGATCGTCGGGGTTATAACGGAGAACGAGGAAAAGTCCGAATTGGCGGCGTAGACCACGGAATCGCAGCAGATGATGGACCGCACAACCCCGTCCGTACCGATAAAGGTGAATACTTCTCGAATTGGTTCCGCACCCGTGGTCGTCCCGAGGACTGTTTTCCCGAGGGTCTTGGAAACGTAGCCTGGGGTGAACCGCACATTCCGGCCGTCAGACCAGACCACCTTCCTTGCGGGAAGTTGCTTGTTGATCCCCTTGTCGATTTCAAACTGCGAGGCGTATTTCAGGCCCATCACATCTCCAAGACGTTCATGCGAACGAATTTCTCATGCTTGTACCCAAGCGAAGTGATCCCGAGGACGCCGATGCGATAGGAGAACCCGGAAGATCCGAGCGTCACGGGAACCCCGACGAACGGGGAAAGAACGGAAGGAGCCAGCACGATCGAACCGTAGACCGAACTTCCGTCCGATTCCTTTATGGCCGTGACCGAAGCGGAATCCACGGTTTCGCCGTCCGAAAGCCGGTTCGTAAACTCCACATCGAAAAGGAACGAATCCTCCGGCTGCTTGCTGAAGGAATCGTCAACGTCGATCACGACTAAAAGTTTCAGGTCGCGGTCGTATTTATTCCCGAGGTTGGTTGTGGCGATACATTGAATCGCGTGTCTTTCCTCGTAATGTTCCGCGCTTGGGCTTGGGCTTGCCGAAGGCGAGGCGCTTATTGATGGCGAAGGACTGGCGCTCGGGCTGGCCGAAGGACTCGCTTCCAAGGAAGATTTTAGAACCACTATCGCATCGGGAGAGGAAATCGAATAGGAGTCGATGACATCCGGGTAGCTGTTCTCCCCGGTATCCTCGTTGACACAAGTGAGTGCGATCGAAGATATTGTTTCCCCTGGCGCAAGGTCCGTGGAGAAACCAAAAAAGACGCGAAATTTCTCGTTGGGTGATTTGCTGATGACGTTCACATTGGCCCCACTAATGATTCGGGTGTTAATTTATAAGTCCATGTTGCACCGGAATCGCCGGAAAACAGATATCCTACGTTCCCTCCCTCCGAATCGGAAAAACCACAGTCCACAAAGACGGCATCCGTGCCGTGGGATCGAATGATCGCATATTCGGGGTAGGGAAGATAATACCCGTCAAGATCGAACACCTTTGTCCATGAATCACCATCATCTGTACTTCTGAACAAAGCAAAATGTCCGGTTGAATCTTCCAGTCCAAATATGATTAAATTCCCATCGCAAATACACACGGGACCATAATTGGTCAAGTAGGACAGGTCTGTCACCAAGGTCATTTCTTTTTCTGTCCAACTCGCACCATTGTCCGTACTAATGGATATCATTTTAGGGTAAGTGTTCGGTGGAGGTATATTTACGATATAACGAAAATAAGATACAACTATCTTTGTTCCAGAGGCTGATATCGACTTATAACCTATATTCTTCGGGAAAGTAGCATTGATTAGTGTTCTGACAAGTGTTATTCCTACGCCTTCGATATATTTGTATATTTTTATATCAGTATCAGATCCGCTTAGTACGCCTATGGCAAACCATACAGCACCATCACCCGCCTCTGCCAAAGCACCCAAGTAATACAAACTTGGAGATATGACTTGGACAAGATCCGCAAATGTTTCTCCCCAATCGTGTGAAATTGCCAACGAGAGATCATAGGAGGCGCCAGACCCGGTCTGAAAACCTATAATAACCCTACCGCTTGAATTTATGGCGATGCCATCACAGGCAATCTTTCCGTCATCTACCCATTCTGTCTTAAATAGATTGATCCCATCGTGCATGAAGAATTGAACGCCGTTTAACATAAACCTTCTGTTATCATAAACCCTTGTCTGCATTGGTTCTGTATAATGGTATGGGTCGGTTTCAACCTTGTAAATAAAGGCGTAGATTGTATCGTCGGCTGGATTATACCGATAAAGAGTGAAGTAAGTAAATGTTCCTTGTCTTGGAAGTACAGTCATGGTGACAAGTCCGTTAAATACATCTATCCCTTGTTGCCATGCCTTCGGTACATCATTCGGATAGTAAACAAACCCTTGACCACAAGCGCAGAACAATTTCAGAATATCCCCGAAAGGATAATAGGTAGAACCAGAAACCCGCCTTGCCTTGAATTCATAAACGGTTGTCCAATTCAGCCCGATTGCATCGTAGGATCCTCCGGTCACGGTCGCAAGGGGAGCGAATTCCTGTCCCGGGGGATGATCGGATCGCGACCATATTTCGTAATTTCCGCTCAACGCTTCCCAAGAAAGCCGAACGCTGGTGGGCGTCAGCAAGGTTGAGGAAAGTACCGGATCAGCCAAGTCGGTCCCTCTTTGGGAATCGAGTCATTTTCTTCTTCTTGCTGAAACTATGCTTCGCTTTCCCACCGAAACTCGTAGCGAGATTCCAGATGACCGTCCATTCGCGGGAGATATAGAAACCGATGTCCCAAACGGCGGTCCATTGTTTCGAAAGATAGGAAAGCACGTCCCATTTCGCGGTCCACTCGGCGGTCACGCCAGAGAGGATGTTCCAGATTGTCGTCCATTCGACGGATACCCCTTCGAGTACATTCCACCGTGCCGTCTGTTCCCGGCCAATGCTGTATTCGTCTTTTAGTAAAATCAGACTCAAGGCGCGTTACCCACGGTGATCGTCCACTTTCCGGAATCGGCCGCTTGCGCTGCGCCGGCCGTTACCGTCCGTCGGAACCAGATCCTCTTTTGGGCGCCAGCAGCAACGTCACCCAAGGCGATCGCCGCCGCAAGGGAAAGCGGCGTAGAGAAGGAAAGGCCCACAGGCGCCGTGTCCTCGTTGACGATGCTCTGCGTCCCGGTCGCATCGTAGGCCAAAGCCATTGTCGTTTGGGCCGAAACGGTTTCCAGGGAGATGAAAAGGGTCGCCGCGTATGCGATAAAAGCCGACGTGTTCTTGAACGCCAAGGCACGGTACTTTACGCTTCCCGCAGCCGCCTCCGCCGGCGTCACGTCCGCGAACAGATTCCGCAGAGTGTTGTCGGTGAATTGGACAGAGGAAGTCACCCCGCCGAGCGAGGCGTTTGGATCCGATTGCGCCGCGCCTCCCGTCAGGTACATTTTCAGATCGCCGCTCACGATCGGCATGAAGCCCTCCTTATGGCGTCCAGTACGGAAGATCGTTCCAAGCCGTCACTCCATCGCCTATTTTCACTTTCGTCGTGTCATGCTCGAATCCAAGAACCGCGATCGGCAGGATCGGGTTGACGTCCTGGAATTGCGCGGCCGTCGCCCATGCTCCGTAAATAGGCCCGGTACGGATCGCGCTGCTCGATGAAACGCCGCCCCCCGGAGGGCCGAAGACGGTCATTGGTTCACAATGAAGAATTCGTCGCCAGCCGCCGGGGTCGCCGTGAAGCCGGAGGACAGCGTGACGAGTTTGCTGGTTCCGTTATAGGCGGAAATCCTTTTCTGCTGGTTGATGAGTGCGCCCGAAACGAATTTCAAGTAGGAATCCTTGCAATAAGAATTGGTCGTAGAGGTCAGGTCCGTCACGAAGGCAGCCACGCCGTTGCCGGCATCCGCGACAACCTTCCCATATTCGAAAGGAAAGTCCACGCAGATCCGGTCGCCCACCACATAGAAGTCCATCTCGTCAACCAGTGTGTCTGCTGCCGGTTCCGGACTCGGACTGGCTGAAGGCGATGGTGTCGAGCTTGGGCTTGCCGATGGCGAAGCAGAAGGACTCGCCGAAGGAGTCGCTGACGGCGAAGCCGAAGGCGACGGGGATTCCGAAGCCGACGGAGAAGCGCTTTCTGAAGCGGACGGTGAGGCTCCCATATTCGCCCTTCCTTCCTACGCTTGTTTGTAGAAGAACACTTTATATCTTCCCGGTTCCCACGCCATTCTCGATTCTGAAACCTCGTACAGACCCTTTATCACCGAATCTTCCGCAAGCGAAAGGTACGGATCTGTCGGGAACGCTGCGAAAGCCCCGTCCGCATCGTCCAGCAAGAACAAATCCGCCTCTCGCCGGATGATGCAGTAGACCGTGGACCCGGTGACAACCTTCGTGGTCCCGAGTTTCTTGACGTTCGCCATCATGTTCCCCTTCTACGCCCTGACTTTAAAACATATTCTGGAATTTGATCCGATACTGGTTCCCGGTGTAGTGCTTTTTGCACCACAGACGGGGAATTGATCGACTGATGAAGTGCAAGTGGAAATACATACTTGACCATCCTGGTTTCCTTTTCGGTCTGTTTGGCAGCCTTTTTCACAGGGTCCACGGGACAGATCGCAGCACCACTCCGCTGGTTGATTCGCTTGAGTTGCCAAGCCGTAAAAGTTCTCTTGTGTCTAGCGCCGCCTTTCCCCATTTATCCTTATCCTCCTTCGGGATCCCAGGAACATACAGGCTTGCTTTATTAAGACAAGACATCAAAAAGGCTTCCTCGGCGTTCTGGCTCCACCAATTCGTGTTCGCCGGATGGGTTGCCGTCAAGGTCGTCAGTCGCCGGTAATAGGCCCAATCCCGTGTGTAATCGATATTCGTCTTCACATCGAAAATCAGATTGTCCCCTACCCGGGCAATCATCACGGGCAGACCCGTATCGTCGGTGTTGAAGGCGAAGGAGTTCATCGTCTTGGGATCCACTCGGTATTCGATCGGATGCTTGATTGCCCCTTCGAGCAGAACGAGGTAGATCAATTCTATGTAATCAGACGGAAGCGCCAGAGATGCCGTCGCCGCCGAGACAGAAACGGTCGGAGGAACGTACTCCATCGGGCGAATCCGGAGGTTATCTTCAAGGTCACGTTGAGCGAAACGGATGATGGTGGGAGCGATCTTGCCGAGATTTGGCTTATTCAGCCAATCCTTCAAGGCTTGTTCGAGTTCTGCGTAATTCATCAAACACTCCTTATCGGCGGGGAGAGGGCCGCACCCGAGCAAAAGACACTCTCTGCCCTCTCCCCTATTGGTTTCGTTGACATTCTACATTGGTCCCCCTCTGGATCCTCCT